ACGCGCGCCATAACCGTCATCATCAAGCGGAAACCATTGCCCTTGAAGAAGGACCGCCCGTCTTCCTTGTCCTGCTCAGCCTGCTGGGCTTTTGTAAGTTTCTTGGCTGGCCGATCAGAAGGCTTTTTCTTGCCCTTGGCCGGACCAACAACGTTTTCCTCGACTACGGGGGAAAGCTTGTCGAACTCCTCGATGACGTCAGCGGCGATGATTGCATCGAAATCGAGTCGCTTGGCCAGGATCGTGCTGCCCGACGGCAATTTGAGATCCTGGTACGGGCTCGCGCCCCATCCGTTCGGGACTGCGTAATCTGACTGAGCTGGCATCTCTGTGCTCCTCTGCTCTTTTGTCGAATGTTACAGGGTGGTCGGCAGGGTGAGTGCCGTACCCGAGATCGCCGCAGCGGTCTCGTTCTGCACGATGTCGTACAGGACGTCAGCAGTGTCGGACAGGAGCGGGAGGCCCGCGCCCGAGCAGCTAGTCAAGAAGAATGAGCCGTCCTCAAACTGGCCTTCCAACGAGTCCGTGACCCGGCAGCGGTACAGGATCGCGTGCAGGTCGCCGCCCGAGTCGGAAATGACCTGGCCCTCGACCAGGAACCACGGCCGCGTCGTCCGTCCGGCCTTACGCAGAACGCGCTTACGGTTGGGGGTGGTACCGGTGTCGGTGACCGAACCTCCGGTCAGCACCTTCCACACATCGATGGAGATGCCGCCCGACTCGATCTCCCACTCAACCTGCGCGCCCTTGCCGCGGGTGGTTACAACGCGGTCGTCGCCGCGCAACTCCTCCGACTCCTCCGTCTCGGAGAATGAAAGAGTCCGGCCGTACGGCAAGTCGACCACAGTCGAGCCGAGCACAGTACCGGCCGCGTCGGAGTACGCGGTAATGCGCACATCTCGAAGTCCATAGGGTAGTGCGGTGGGGAGCGTCACTGGGGCGCCTTTCTGTTTTTGGTACCGGGGTCTCTAAACCTGCTCGTGTACAGCAACGCACCGTTCGCCAGATCAAAGCGGTGAATTACTACAGTGCCCGGAGCATGTCCGCAGTACGCCGAGCGGCATTTGACGTCCAGGAATTCACCATCCAGGTTGCCAAATTTGATGCCGTTGTCGCACCGCAGTTCGCTCACGCTTCTGACGTCTCCTCGACAAGCTCAAACTCGCCGTCGCGCCGGAAGTATTCGATCGCACCGTCCACGAACTGGGCGCCAGGCAGCTCCTTGTTGTTGGAGGCATCCCAGACCGTTGACGCCTGGTCAACAACCTTGATGGCCTCCCACTCCTGTCTGGAGATGCTCCGGGTGTCCGCCTGGCCGGTGTACTTGACTGCCTTGACTGAATGTGACACAAGTCCTCCTTTCGACACGCTAATTCTAGCGTGAAAGCACCGTGAACTGAGAGTTGCGGGTAATAGTCTTGTATCCCTCATCGTTGAGGTCGGGAGACCGCCCGTTGAAGTCGACCGTGACAAGGGTGCCATCCGTGCCGGAAACATGGATGGCGCTGAGCATGATCTCTTCGACACGCTCCAGGATCCCATTAATCTGGCCGAAATCGGTGCTGCGCTCGCGGGCGATGTGTGCCCATACGGTCAGGACGTCTCGCGCGCCGAACCGGCCGCGCTCAACGGTCCGCTCCTCCCAGCGCAGGATGAGGAACGGGCCCTTGCGGGGTACGGTGTCGACGGCTTGCGCCGGGAACACCTTGTTCAGGTTGATCCCGTAAACAGATTGGAGAATCGAGTCATAGGCCAACAGGCCAAAAACAGCCGCGCGGGCATCCCCGTTGATCACAGTCGCCTCCACATATGGTCGAGTCTATTTTGTAATTCTCGAGCCGCTACACGAAGTGACGGCAGGATAATCGCATCCCGCCCCGAGAACTTGACCTCCAGCCAGATGCCATACGAAACGGCGTGCGACAGGATCAGCTCAAACCGACTCTTGCTGTGCGTTGCGACGGCGTGGAGCCCGTTCCGCGCGGCGGAGGTCCGGTCGGTCCAGGGCGCATTAGTCTTCATGTACGCGGTTGACTGCGCAGCCTGCACATCGAATGCCAACGCAATCCCGTGCACCGTTTCCTGGTTAAGGCGCTTGATGTTGCGCCTGATCTGCCTGTCATCCCAATCAATACGTACGCGCATGCCGCCTCACTTAAAAGTAACATAGCAGTAAGATCCCGTTGTGCCAAACTGCGCCACAGACGGTGCGCTGGCGGGGTTAGTGAGTCCGGTGTTTGTTGTGTCCCTGGCAGCACACCATGGCGTTGCTCCTGAGACCGCTGCGGTAGACCCAACCCCCAACAACGAAGGCACTGTGGTAGCGTTTACCATCACACCGGCGTACAGGAAACCATCCACAGTCACGGTGTATGACGTAGCCAAAGTGAGAGTCTTCTCGGCGTTCGTCGCCCACGCCGTCGATGTGTCATCCGAGGTGACCCGCAGCAGGTTTCGGGAGGCATCATACAAGCTAAACCATTGATTGCTACCAGTCGCGAGCGCGGTAGTTCCCGACCAGAATGTAATTTGCGAAATTACCTGTCCCGTCACAACCGGAACGGCAGCAAACAGCTGCTGTCCTGAAGTTAAGACCGTAGTCCCGAGGTTAGTAACCGGAGCCCCAAACCGGGGGAACGATTCGGCTATGACACCAGTCCGCAGCGAGTACCCTGGACCGCGTTGCACCGGAAGAAACGACGGCAAAACAGCGACCTTGCCGCTAACCGTATCCACGCCGGTGATAAGGCTGGACACAACAGTCCACTTTCCAGTGGCCGCGGCCTCACCGTCTGGGGCGTTGTAGACGTTGAAGAATGTGGACGAGTTCTTCGCATCGCTGATCCAGTAGCGAACCGTGTGCGAGTTGTTATTGAACATCGGCGCGGTGAATCGGCCGCGCGACCCGCCCCCGGAGGGCACGTTGATGTGGTCGTAAGTGTTGTCCCCGGAGAAGCTATTCCGCGACCAGGAACAACCGGAAAATGTGAAGTCTGTGCCGCCGCTAAGGAGGAGCCCATGGCCGGCGTTCGAGTCAAACCGGCAGCCGACGTACCTTCCGCGAGCTGCACCAGTAATGACCAAGCCCACATCACCCACCTGAAACACGCAGGCGTCGAACTCCGACTCATAGCTAGAAACGACCGCTGCCGCACAGTAGAGGCTGCCGCTGGACACGGTAGCGTTCCCTGGCCCGGTGAGCTCGCAGTGCGATACCTGGTTGTCTGCGCCAGTCAGGGTGAACGCGCCGCGCTGGGTGGCGATGTAGGCGCGGTTTAGCAGGCCCTGGAAGTAGGACCATGAAAACCTGCAGTTTGCCCCTCCGACAATTGCAGCCTCGATGCCCCAGTTGTCGATGTAGAGCCCGGAAAAGATGCCATCGGTTACATCCGGAAGGTTCATGAATCCAGTCTTGCTTGAGGATCCATCGCCAAATGATGATATTCCGACAATACCAACATTTCGGATGTTGCCGGCAGCCTGCCCAATCATATAGCTATCGTCTGCACCACCATTTGGCTTGAACCGCACCGGGTTCTCGCGATAGCCCTGGCCAGGAAGCAACGATCCAACCAATCGGACGCGCGCCTTCAACTGCAGCGTCCCGGGGGTGATCAGGTAGACGCCGGGCGGGAAGTGGACGACACCGCTGTAATTCTGGCTGTTAACTGACAGCGCGGAAGCACTGTTGATAGCAGCTTGAATTGCGGCCGTATCATCTGTGGTGGCATTGCCTTGTGCACCAAAGTCGCGTACATTGATCCAGCCGGTTCCGCCCGTGCGACCCTTGCCATCAGTCGTCTCAAATGCGGTGGTGATCGTAGCTCCCACCGCATGATACCTGTTGCCCACATACGGGTAAGAGGTCGACCCGGTGGCCTTGATATTAAACAGCCGGTTGGCGGTGCCGGATGTCTTCCTGAAGCTGTTGCCTGAGGCTTCGGCGATAGTGTCGGTGGATGTATTGGCGTTTCCGAACAGAACCATATCGTTAGCAGCCCAAGCGGCGTTTGCCGTACAACCAGATATGGTGTTGTTGGCGAAGCGAAGACTGACATATTGGTTCAGGATGGCGCCAAAATTGGGGAAGCCCTCTATGCGGTTGCCAGAGATTTCCAAATCATTAACGTACTGCAGGTGCATCCCGCGATAGTCGATGGCTGTGGACGCCGTGAAAATGAAATCATTGTTCTTGATCGCAATCCTTGACAGCCACTTATCAGTATCGCTGCCGATTGTGGAGTGCATCTGCGACCAGATACCGGACCGGTCGGACACAACGAACCGGTTGCGCTCGATGCGGATGTTCTCCGCTTGCGGGATGTCCAGCTCACTACCGGACGGCGCGGTGTTGCGCCCGCCGATCCACATACACACCGGCCCACCGACGTTCCCCGAGCCCGATGCGGTAAGCGTGGAGATACATGAAATGGCTGGCAGAGTTGCGGATCTTATTACGGGCGACAACTCCGCCCTTCAGCCCATAAATACCGACGCCGCCACCGGCCGTGGTGGTATCGATGATATTGTCCAGGACGTGCACGTTGGTTGGCTGTGACCGGTACACTCCATTGTCTTGGGTGCCGCCCACGGCGATGGCGTCGTCGCCAGTGTTATACAGCTTGTTTTTTACGATCCAGCCATCGGTGATCGTCATGGTCGAGGTGTCCGAGCCATTGTTGCATTGGAGCCCGTCCGCTTTGGTGTCGCGCACCTCGCAGTCGTGGATCCAGAACCGTTCGGCCCGGTTGACGTTAATGCCATAAGTGCCA